GTAGGTTAAGAAAAAATATCTTGACAATTTTGCTCTCATAGTGTATAATACTCTCATAAAATAGTTCTTGACAAACGAACTGCTTTCGCGTATAATACCTATTCAAAGGCAAAGTTATAGGAAAACTAAAGATGATAGAATATGCTATATTCGTATTTTGTGTCGTAGGCTGCGGACTTTCAGCTCACGCTCTCGGCAAAAAAGAAGGCATTGAAGTAACAATCGAACATCTAGTAAATACAGGAGTTATTACGCTCGATGAAGAATAAATTAACGATAGTTACTACACTAAATGATAGTGGCGAGATACTGTATAAAGTACAAGACTTTTATAATATCTACATGCTAACTACCAATAAAGCAGTAGCTGAAAATACATATAAATTACTTAAACAAGAATATAATCGGGAGCACAGCAATGCCAGTTAAATTTAAAGAGTCAGAAACTATTTACAACAAAACAACTCGTAAGCCTGACGGACAGAAGCATTATTATATGAAGAATGCGAAGACTAAAGATTTGCTCTCCGCTTTCGAGAACAGCAATACTCGTGGCCCGCTCAAGCTAAAGATTAGTAACGAACTTGTTGCACGCAAAGTATTATCAGGCGACGGACAACGCCTCTAAATAACGTCCGACTTACTTAAACCGAGCATAGCTCAAGTTAAACGGAGACCCAGTGAAAGAGTTAATCGAACACAGAGCAACGTGTTTATTCTGCAATACCATTACGGCAGCGGGGATTATGATGATTCCTTTTGTTACAATATATTTCGCCAGCATGAACTAAATAGGAGAACAAGTTGAATATAGAAAGAGTACAAAAACAGTTAGAAATTGACGAAGGCGTAAAATACGAGATATACGAGGATCATCTTGGCTATCCCACGTTTGGTATTGGACATTTAGTGTTAAAGTCTGATGAAGAGTTTGGTATGCCCATAGGGTCGGTTGTAACCCACGAAAGGGTTAATGCATCGTTTAAACACGACCTCGCAGTAGCTATTGATGAGTGTTCTATACTATATAATACTTGGAATTGTTTTCCAGAGGAAGTCCAAGAGATACTCGTCAATATGATGTTTAATCTTGGACGGCCTCGACTTAGTAAGTTTAAGAATTTTAAAGCAGCTTTAGAAGCTGAACAATGGGAACTTGCCGCATCAGAAGGAAGAAACTCCTTATGGTATCGTCAAGTAGGCAATCGCGCAGTGCGATTGATGGCGAGACTAGAAAATGTTAAATCTCCTCGGTAGTTTGATTGGGCCAGTAACTGGTCTATTAGATAAATTTATTGAAGATAAAGACACAAAGAATGCACTAGCACATGAGATAGCAACACTATCGCAGAAGCAAGCACAAGAAGCAATGATTGCACAACTGGAAGTTAATAAAGCAGAAGCAGCGCACAAGTCATTATTTGTTGCAGGCTGGAGACCTTTCATTGGTTGGGTATGTGGTTTAGGGTTTTTCTCTAACTTCATTGTTATTCCAGTGGCTAATTTTGTTTTGCAGTTGTTAAGCAACCCTGTAATAATTCCAATGATTGATACATCACAAATGATGCCCGTACTAATGGGTATGCTAGGACTAGGCGCAATGCGTACAGTAGAGAAAGTTCAGAAAGTTAGCAGAGAGAAATAAGTCTTGACAAGGTGCTCAAACTTTAGTATAATAGTTTTTCAATTTTAGGGAGAGTACCATTAACCTTTTTTATTTAGACAATGACCTTGATAAGTGTGCAGAGTACCACGTAGACAAGCATATCGTTAAAATGCCACTAGAAGTAGCACAGCTTATGTGTACTGCTATCTGGATTGATGAGCATTTAGGTTTTGTACCCCGCGCACTCACCAAACCAGAGAGTGATAAACTGAATGCTCTCAAAAAACCAATTAAAAACCTTCCCCCTGCGGAACGGCCACTAACACCCTATCTACCGATGATGTACAACCACCCTTGCACAATATGGGTAAGGTCATCGCTAGACAATTTCGAATGGACACATTGCTATGGTAATGCACTTAATGATGAATATCGCTATCGCTATGGAAAAGACCATAAGTCGATTACGGAAGTCGTCAACAAACTCCCAGAACCAAAAAATATGCAAAGACTCGGATTCACAACCTTCGGGTTAGCAATGCCAGATGAGCTTAAAGATTACGACAACCCAATACAGTCGTACAGGGACTACTACCACCTTGATAAAGCGACGTTCGCCTCCTGGAAGTATAGGGAAAGACCGGAGTGGTGGAACGATGATTATGCAGACTACGATAAAAGGATCACAAGAAAATGAGCAGAGTAAAACTTATATCGACATCTTCGCCTGATATTATAGCAGATATTGCTTATATGGCGCGAGTGTCAAATCCAAATAACCAGCAAAATACCGAGACTTCTCAGAAGCTAGTGCAGTATCTAGTGAAGCATAAACACTGGTCTCCATTTGAGATGGTTAGTATCACTATGGAAATCAATACTACGAGAGATATTGCCAAGCAAATTCTACGCCACCGTAGCTTCTCTTTTCAAGAGTTTAGCCAGCGGTATGCAGATGTTAAAGACTTGGGCGTATTCGAGTTTAGAGAATGCCGTTTACAAGACGAGACAAACCGACAAAACTCTGTTCGTGCTCCAGATGGAGATATTCACTATCAATGGCTACAGCAGCAGCGTCGAGTAGGTGATGCAGCTCTTGCAGCGTACAGATGGGCACTAGATAATGGTATTGCCAAAGAACAAGCCCGAGCAGTCCTCCCAGAGGGTCTGACGCCTACGCGTCTTTATATGCACGGTACAGTAAGGTCGTGGATTCATTACATTGATGTACGAACTACACCAGGTACCCAAAAAGAGCATATGGACATCGCTAGAGCCTGTGCTTATGAAATGAACGGAGTCTTTCCAATGATAAAGGATTTCGTACATGAGTAAGGGTAGAAAGTTTGATAGTGAAAAGCCAAAGATGTACCTGCTGCCTCCAAAAGCTATCATCGAAGTAAGTAAGATACTTACCTTTGGTGCAGCCAAGTACGATGAAGATAATTGGCGTAAACTTGATAATCTTCAGAACAGATACACAGGCGGTGCACTTCGGCACATATTTGCACACATGGACGGCGAGTTAAAAGACCGAGAGACAAATTCATCACATCTAGCACACGCTATTTGTTGTTTACTATTTAAGTTGGAGATTGAACTTGAGAAAGACAGTGAAAAAGAAAGATTACGAGAATCTGACGGCAGTGACAATCGAGAAAGTGATTACTCTTTTGAACCCGTCGGATACCTCTACCAAGCCTATAACAAAGAAGGAGGCGTGTGATATACTCAATATCGCGTACAACACTACGCGATTAGCAGCTATTATCAGCGGCCACCTGGAGCAGAAAGAATATGTTAGAAGTCGTAAAGCAAAAAAGCGCGGAACTGCTGCAACAAACGAAGAAATCGCTGAAGCAGTTACGGACTACTTGCAGGGAGATACTATCACAGATATATCGAAGCGCATTTTTCGAAGCGCAGGATTCGTGCGAGCGTTACTTGAAAAAGTGGGAGTCCCTCAACGACCATCAGGAAAAGAAGAACGAAAAGAAGTAAACTACTTTCCGGACGAATGTGTTTCTGAAGATTTCAATGAAGGCGAGATTGCGTGGTCAGCAGTATACCACAGCGCAATTAAAGTAGGAAAGAGACTCACTACAGAGTATCAAGACACTAAGCCAGGTCTAAAAACTGTAGACTATGAAAGCAAGTATGGCTGTCCCTGCTACCAGATTTACGTAATACAGAAAGTAGATAGTGAAGATACTTTCTTTACTAGTGTAACTTCTGGAGGATTTAACGCATACAGTGCCGCGTATGAGTTAGGGAAGCTAGAGCACTTAAGAAAGTATGGCGTGAAACTCGAAGCATTATAAAAATAATTCTTGACAATGATCCTCGATCCGTGTATAATATAAACTTCACAACAGAGGAACATACTAATGATCTCGCAAGGCGCAAATGCAGTAAAGTCAGGACAACACTTAGAAACAGAACTCGCAGTTATTATGCAGGGTAATGGACTGACGCTTGAAACACAAGTAAAATTTACAGACTGTTATAATAATCCACGGTCTAAGATGGATTTTTATATACCAGAGCTCGACTTAGCCATAGAGTGCAAAAGACAAATGGGTTCTGGTACAGCAGACCAAAAACTGCCCTTTGTTGTAGAAAATTTTAAAAAGTTTCCATCAAAATATAGTCTACTCGTGCTAGATGGCGACCACTATAAAAATAGAACCGGAATTCATAGCTATTTAAATTCACAAGTATCAGAATACTTTAACTGGTGCTTCATAGAAGATTTTTCAAGGGTAATAGATGAGCAGACAAAAAACAGGGCAGCGACTTAACCCGACAGATTTTTATCCAACGCCACCGTGGTGCTACGAAAACCTAGAGATTGATTGGTCTATGTTTTCATCAGCTCACGAGCCTTGCCGAGGCGATGGGCGAATACAGTTCTTTTTAGAAGAAGAAAAGGGCATTACGTGTTCTTATTCTGAGATTACAGAAGAAAAAGACTTTTTCGACCACGACCAAAAAACAGACTTGATTTTAACAAATCCACCGTTTAGCCTTGCAAAAGAGTTCATAGACCATTCTTTGGCACTATCTCAAACTTGTATAATGTTACTAAGAATTAACTACTTGGGTAGTATTGGTAGACATGAATGGTGGAAAGAAAACACACCCACGGCTTTACATGTTCTTAGTAAGCGTCCAAGTTTTACAGGCAAGGGTACAGATGCTACTGATTATGCTTGGTATGTCTGGGATAAGACAGGACGGCTAGATAAAGGAGTATTCTTTGTACCTCCTCCTAGCAAGGAACAGAACTCTTTAGCGAACGAATTGGCGTGTGAAGCATTATTAGAACATCAAAAAAATAGTTCTTGACGACTTCCTTAAATTTGGGTATAATAGTTTTTCAAATTTAGGGGAATACCATTGGGCGACCGATTTTATAACCAACAACTTAAAGTACTGGGCAAATGTCCAGGTGACAAACAAACCACTAACAAAGGTAAAAGAAGAATGGCTTGGACAGACGAAAGCAAAGCAAAAGCAATCGAATTATACGAATCAGCAGACCCAACTCCAGAAACATCAATGGAGATTGTAAAAGATATCGCTGAAGAACTTGACGAATCACCTAACGGTGTTCGCATGATCCTAACAAAGGCTGGCGTCTATGTTAAGAAAACCCCAGCAGCTAAAGGCGCCACTACTACAGCTTCAACTGGCGGCACTCGTGTCTCCAAGCAAGCTGCAGCAGATGCTCTAATCGCTGCTATCACTGATGCAGGTCAGCCTGTTGATGAAGAGATTATCTCTAAGTTGACTGGTAAAGCCGCTCAGTATTTTACTACTATAATCTCTGCAATAGAGAAGTAATAAAACCAGCCTCGACTAAGGCAATCTTAGTCGGGGCTTTTTGCTATCCACTGAAAATAGCATGGAGTACGCAGGTTTACAATAAATATTGCTAAACTGCTACAAAGGAGCTAACAGTGAACAAGCAAGAACTAACGCACATTGTGCGTGAATATGGCGATGCGGTCATAACTTATCGTAGCGAACAATCGAATAAGTTAAAGTACAATGTCTGTACGCTTGATTTTACTACCCCGTATATTCAGGGGAAGAAGAATCGAGCAAAGGAGACAGATGATACTTTGCTTTTTTTCTGTTGGGATACCGATTCGTATAGATTGCTGAAGCCTGGTAATGTATCAAGTGTGGTACCCCTTTCTTCTATTTTGAAGAATGAGGGTCGGAGATAATGGAGCTTCACGAGGCTCCTAGAGGCTTATTCACGCGTAATACATTATGACGAGGTAAAAGAAGTACAGATTCGTTTAACAGTTAATACCTTCAGAGGCATAGAATATATGCACCTACGAAAGTACTATATGGATTTCGATGAAGAATGGAAACCTACACCAGAAGGAGTAGCAATGCCACTAGACTTTAATAACTCAAGAGAATTGTTTTCAGGTCTTATAGAGATATTATCTCTAGCCGAATCAAAATCTGTGATACAGGAACATTTCTCAGACTTGATTCAGGACTTGTATAAATAGTTCTTGACAACATTCCTAAAAGAATGTATAATATCTTTTCTAATTTAGGATAAAAGTTTATGAAAGAGTTTTTAGACAATGCAAGTTCTGCATACTATGAAGGTAATCCTACTATTTCCGATGAGGAGTTCGACCGCCTTGCTAGTGTGTATAACTATAATTCTGTAGGGTATGTCGTTACTGACGGTATTCCACATCTTTATAAAATGTATTCTCTACAAAAGTTTTTCAACTTAGTAGATGCCCCAGACTTGTCTGGTTATATCTCTACTCCCAAATTAGATGGAGCCGCTGTATCTATTGTCTATGTAAATGGGCAGTTGGCTATAGCACTTACTCGCGGGGACGGGGAGCTTGGTCGTGATATTACTGATAAGATGCGTTTACTCGTACCTAACAGTATACCACTCCAAGCAACCGTGCAGATAACTGGAGAAGTTGTTTGCCCTTCGAGCGTTCCTAATTCTCGCAACCTCGCTGCGGGGTCTCTAAACTTGAAAGACTTGGAAGAGTTTCGTACTCGTCCACTTACTTTTGTAGCTTATGGACTACAAGGTTCGAGTATCTTTACTTGGTCTGGAGCTATGAAGTATCTGAAGGCGCAAGGCTTTCAGACTGTAAACAGTTTCGACTCAAGTATGTATCCTACCGACGGCATTGTCTACCGAGTAGATGATAACCAGAAGTTCGATAGTCTAGGATATACCTCACACCACCCTCGTGGAGCTTTTGCTTTAAAAGAACAGAAAGACGGGGTTGTTACTACTTTATTAGACGTTGTGTGGCAGGTTGGAAAGAGTGGGGCGATTAGTCCAGTTGCAATCTTAGAGCCAGTTATGATTGGTTCTGCGATGGTTGGACGTGCAACTCTACACAATATCCAGTATATTCGCGACTTAAACCTCGAGATAGGCTGCCAAGTAGAAGTTATACGGTCAGGGGAAATTATACCTCGCGTAGTTCGACGTGTAAATGTTGGTCTACCAGAAGAAAAATAGTTCTTGACAAATATCTTAAAAGTACGTATAATAAACATTCAATTTCAGGAGAGACCAGATGATAGCAATTCAAGCCCCAACTCATTGCCCTAGTTGCAGTGCGGTCTTGGAAAGCATTAACTATGTCCTGTATTGTCGTAACACGCTCTGCGGAGCAAAGTCAGAAAAGCTTATCGAGCACTTTGCATCTTCTTTGAAGATTAAAGGACTTGGGCCAGCAACTATTCGCAAACTAGATATACAAGAATTAGAAGAAATCTATTCATTTGAGCTAGAAGAGATGGTTGATGCCCTTGGTTCTGAGCGACTTGCTGTAAAGTTATTTGATGAATTGGAACGCTCTAAGAGTGCTCCCCTAAACGTGCTATTACCAGCTTTTAGTATTCCTCTTATTGGGAAAACCGCTGCACAAAAACTAGCCTCAGTCTGCGATTCTATTGATGATATAGACTATGATACTTGTCGTGCTGCGGGTCTTGGTGAGAAGTCTACAGCCTCTCTTTTAGATTGGCTTAATTTGGAGTATCCTTTATTAAGTATGCTTCCATTTGACTTTAAGTTTGTAAAACCACAAAACACCTCGGTGATTAAGGGTATCGTGTGTATAACAGGTAAATTATCTAGTTATAAAACGAAAGCTCTCGCCCACCAAGCCCTTCAAGAGCTTGGTTACGAGGTCAAGACTAGCCTGACAAAGGACGTCACTATTCTGGTAAATGAGAGCGGTATTGAATCCGCAAAAACTAAACAAGCCAGAGATGCTGGCGTAACTATTGTAACCAACCTTTTAGACTTAACTGGAGAATAAATATGTCCTTACCAAAGTGGACTGAAGAGCGTACAGCTCAACTTACTAATTTTGTCGGTGGCGAAAGCCCCGTTTCTCAAGCTACTGTTGCTCAGGCAGCAGAACAACTTGAAACCTCTACTCGTTCTATTTCTAGCAAATTGCGAAAAATGGGC